ATTGGTGCATCTGAATCACCCGTTATCTCTTGACTTGCTTTACCATCGATTCTATCTCCTAGTTCTTTTATAGCTGATATATCACCATCTTCAGCTTTTCTAAATAATGCTTCTGCTACTTTATGTAGACGTTTAGCATCTTCTTGTATGGCAAGTTTCTTTACAACTTTACCCCAAGCTCTATTTTCTTTACTACTGTTTTTGTTACCTATTGTACCACCCATGTTACTTCCTTTTATAAGTGGGGTCATTTAAACTGCCAGGAGAAAGGACAGTGACCCCGATTGAATTAGTTGAGGACTTAAAGTCGTCCTCTGAACTGTGTTACCTGTTAGCCACGTACATTGTTACCTCGAAACCAAACCTCATTTCAGTTGCTTCTGGTTTTGTCCACATAATGTTTATCCTTTTTAATCGTTAAAAAATAAACAAGTTCAGATAGGAGCTTTCGCAGACTATCCTTGATGTTCTCCACAGGAGCTTTAACCCCCTCTACTACCATAAGTATATCCGAAGTCTCACCCCTAAACCCCGGGGATTGCAAGGGGTTTGAACTGTAGGGTGTGTCAGCGACATTTAGACAACTTCACAGCTATTACCAGTACAGGCAAGTGTTTGTGATGCTTCTGTGTTATCGTCTTCTTCAAGTAACTCTGAGAACTCAATAACATCAGTAGGATGCTCTTTCATGAACTCTACATACTCGCTCTTAGAACATTCTTGATACGGTGCTTGTTGATATGTATGGTCTGAGTGTGGTAAGAAACTAATACCTGATATTTCATCAAAGTGTTTATATACCCATGCTCCAACTTCTAACCATTCATGCTCTCTAACGTTAATAGTTACGCTAGGTTTATGTTCGCACCAATATCTTTGGTATGTTAGCCACGTTTCAAGTTCTTCAAGAGCAGTCCTATCGTCTCGTGTAACGCTACCTCGAGGACTTTTAATAGGAAAGCTAAAGACTGCGGTGCTGTCAGGACGATATGCTTCATCTTCGACAGCCACACCTCTATCTTTAAGGAATTCATAAATAGAGTCTTTCTTATCAAGTCTAACAGTACGAATATAATAATTACTATGTCTACTATGAATACCACTAGCGGAGTCAACAAGCTGACTAACAGTACCACTAGGCTTAACACAGGTAATAGAAGCAGACTCTTGAACATCAAGAAGCTTGGCGTACTTCTTATTTGTTTTTCTCGCTTCATCTCTCATCTCCTCTAAAAATTTAGGGTCAGGATTTGACATCATTTTACTATCCATAATCCCTGTTAATGAAACACCTAACAATCTCTCTTCAGTTGTATTCTTATGCCATTCAGCAGATAAGAATTGAAACTTAGATAATGTAGATTGAAAAGTACCTAACACAGTTGCTAGTCTTACTTTCTCTAGCAATGTCTCTTTAGTATCTTCTGCTCTAATGACTACCTCCGTCAGATTACAAAATTGCTTATCACGCAAAATTATTTCCGAGCAAGGATTGGTGCCGTAGTTTAAAGAGTCATCACGTCTACCCCATTTAGCGGCCTGTTTCTGTGATGCTACTCTATTAAAGATACCTCTCTCACCTGATTTAGACTTTACTAACGATAGCCACTCTTCCATAAATACTTCCATGTCAGGCTTCTCTGTATAAGCTACGGAGTTATTAGCAAGACCTCTGTGTGGAAACTCATTATACCAAGCGCCTATTTTAGCTTCTCTCATTCGTTTGTCAGTAAGGTTAGATAGCGAGATAAGAGCTGAACGTCTAACACCACCTACTACGACAATCTCACCAATCATACAAGTGATGTCATGAACTTCTAATGATGTTAGCTTACGACCTCTAGCGTTAATGAATGTCTCAGTAACAAACTTAAACAATCTTTCTAATGGCTCTGGCCCTGATGCTCTACCACCAAATGTTTTAAGTCTAGCACCTGCTGGTCTAACACGAGAGTAATCAATGGTAGGTATATCCCCTTCCCAAAGACTAGATAGTAACTTCTTAAACGCTTTCGCCCACCCCAATTTGCTGTCGCCAACAACAATAGTATCAGGACAACTATTAATACTCTCTGGAATTGCTGGTAACTTGTCAATTTCTTGTCTTTCACAGCTAAAGCCTACTCCTGTACCGTTCATTAGAATGTATAAGCACTCAGAGAATGCTCTCTTGTTGTTCATAGCTAAATAGCTACAGTTATAAGCAGATATGTTATCACGCTCACAGGCTTCACCTGCTGTCATTAATAACCTCATACTTGGCATTACCTCTAAATTAAGCACAGCACTATGTATCTTGTCTATGTCTTTGCCTAGTTTAGGTTGATGTTTCTTTATAAAATCAGTCAGTCTCGTTACTGTTTCATCCCATGTCTCTCTTCTTTTTAAGTTAGGAATATACCTAGCGTAACGTGACACATGAATAAATTTTTGATAGTTTGATAAGTTCATTTAATCCTCCTTCTTGTTTTTGATTAAAGCAGACCATACTTCGTCTACTGTTTTAAAATTGCCTAATAATTTTTTATCATTAAAGGCCTGCCATAGATTTAGTTCTTTGTTAAAGAAAAACTGCCTCATGACAAGTCAAATTGATAAGATTTATAACGACCATTCTTCTCTTTTTTCCACCCTTCTACGATTAATACCCAATCTGCATCTCGTAAATGTGGGGTTGATTCATGGTCTTCTAGTTTTTTAATACGAGCATTCATATTAGAGTAACTAGTAACTTGAAGTAAGTGGGTCTCTCCAGTAATAGATATTCCTAAAATATCACCGATACCGAAGAGGTCTTGTCTTACTCTACCCCATGAGTTCCAATGCTCCACTACCTGAACTAACTTGTAGTCACCACTGTCTCTCATTCTTTTAAGTGTACGCTGTGTAGGGGATGTTTTAGCCATTACGCATCTCCCGTATCGTCAATGAATCTATCAGGGTCATTAGCTTTTGGCTTTGGTAACTCATTCCCATAATCATCTTCTTTAACGACTGGTGGTTTTTGTTTAACTGTTTCAAACTGCCCGTCATTAGGATGTCCAGCAAAGATAGAGTTCCATGCTTTTTCTAGCTCTTCATCACTAATGTTTTGTGGTCTACGTCCGCTACCTTTTCCCATTTTTTTCTTCCTCCTCTTTTTGTTGTAACCAAATTGCATCACCTATTGCATCTACATCCGGTTCATAAGTTTCTTTTGGTTCTGGTGGGTTCATATCTCTTTCATACATAATTTAATCCTCCTCTATAAATTTAGGTTTCTGAACTCCTACGAATCCGCAGGACTGTTTGTCTGTTGGCTCAAAGTCAAATGATCAATCACTGTTATGACCAATAGGCATATATAAATAAGCTTCCTGTTGGCACATCATTATCTTAGCATCTGTGCAGTTGTCGTTATAATACTTCATAGCATGGTCGCAGTTGACAAAGTTACTAACGTAAACTAAATCATCATAACTGTCTGTATAACTAACAGCCATAACAAAACCACCTACACCTACCTTACTACCTTTTTCATCTGCTATTAACGCTGAAGCAAACACACCATAAAAAGCTATTATTAGTGCTACTACTACAAGTTGAATTATAGTAGTGTTAGTTATATTCTTTAGCTCTCTACGCCTTTTACGTTCTGCCTTTTGCTTTATTTTCCATATCTTTATTCTTTCTTGCTCTTTTTGATACTTCATAAAAGCCTTGTTCTTGTACCCTAAGTAGCTCATTTTATGTCCTCCAATTCTATTAAAAGTTTAACAGTGTGTATTGCCTTGTATAAGTCTTCTACACCTCCCTTGTCTTTATATCTGGTAATATACTTAATTGCATTACCTTGTAAATAGGATAGGTTGTTTCGCTCTGAATACACTGCTGGTTGTATTGCTAACTTGCTGTAATGGTCGCCACCTACCTGTTCTTTAAGTGGACTTTTTACTTCAAAATCAATCGATGTCATTTTACCCCCTTATTAATTTAGGAACAGTATTGTTCCAGTTAATGGCATGATGCCATCTCTTATGTGATTGACCCATCATTCTTAACTTAACGCTAGACGGGTTATATAACACAGAATAAAAACTCTTAGCCCATGTTGTTGCATCAAGATATATATCAGTTAAGCCACCTGAATTGCTTTGTGTTTGTTTTTGTTCAAGTCTTAATTGTGCAACTGTCATAAAAAACATACCAGTAAAACCTTGAGAACAATAAGCATTTACATCCTCATTAATTCTACCCATGAATTGAAATGGTCTATCTGTTGAACATAGAAAACTGTTCATTACTTTTCTTGATATTTTACCTGAGAGAAATGTCTTACTTAAACCACTACCCTCGCCACCTATAAAATCACCACCTTGTGCCATACACATAGATACAACATTAGTATTTTTATAGAATTTAAGCATAATATCAAAGACAGCTTTTATATCTTTAATGTACTTATTTGTAACATACTTTTTATTGTCATCAAACGACCATCTAAAATCTGTATAGTCATCATCTAACATAAAGAAGTATTTGTACCCTAAGTTCTTAGCGATATCAAAACAAGCATTACGAGCAAATACAACTGCTTTACGATTGCCTGAGTTATCACCTATATCAAACTTACCCTCCATATCTTTCTTAGAGAATACAACAACCTTATCTTTGTAAAGTTTTTTGTATTCTTCTACAGCAGGGTCTTCATCATCAACTACTAGAAAAATATCACCATCATATTTAAGCTTTCTAATAGTCTCATGTGTAAATACTTTACCTACTCTATTATGAGTGAGTATTAATACGCAGTAAT